ATCAGGATTATAATACTGAATATCTTAACTCTACTCCGCAAGTTGGAGTTGACACAATATTGTATAAAATGCAATTTATAGCCCCTGTTGCTTTAGGCACACCAGCACCAATTACAATACTACAAGAATTTCCTAATAACTTTCTAGGGGCAACTCCAACTTTTAGTTGGTACACTCCTAGGATGTATATGTATGTTGTATTTTATGCACCCGGTTCTTTAGAGACTGTTACAATTAGTGACATTAGAGTAAGCGCGTATGTTGCAGTAGATGAGAAAAACGCTAGTTACTTGTCATATATGCTAGGTAATATCAGAGAAAAATCAATTGCTCAAATCGCTAAAATCGCTACACTTGGCCGTTTTATCCCTACCTCACGCATTATCGGGCAAACTTTCCCTATGTATTTGTATGGTGGCGCAAGGTCACAATTTATGATGAACAGCACTGGATTAGCAAATTTTTACTATTCACTAGACCCACAGGGCGCAGAAAACATGCTAACTACATCCCAACAAAGATTATTTGTTGCTGGTAGTCGTGAAATGGTTGCTTTTGATGCGCCATTTGGTAGCGATTTAGGGGGCAGTGCTGGTGCTGTGCCCGATTGGATAAGTATGATTGCATTAACTGGCGTTGTTGCTGGTGCAGTTCGCGACCAATGGCCGCCATTAAAGTATAATGATAATGGTAACGTACGGATGTTGTGATATGCCACGCAAGAAGAAATTCAATTTGTTAGATTTTATTAAATCAGAAATAGAAAAACAACAGGAAGAAGAAGAATGATTGAAGCAATTGCCCCAATAGATCTGGAGCAAAATAATAAAATCGCTTGGTGCGAGAAGTTGTTATACGCGCTTGTACTATTACAATTCCCACAAATAGCATCACTTCTTTAGATGTTCAAACATCACTGAATCAACCCAACCATATTGTGATATGATTGCGCGTGCAATAAAGTTAGGACAATCTTCTCTGAGTGCTAATGCCCACGCTAAACTTTTCGTCTTAGAATCATTAACTGATGGTTCTTGATTAGAAATAATTTCCAACTTTGCTTTTATCGCTCTTTCAATCCATTCAGATCTAGATTGACTCCAAGATAAATCATGATTTAACTTTTCAACTAAAATACTTGGTAAATTAACCGATATAATTTCTTTTTTCGCTGATTTTGGTTTTCTTGGTCTACCTACTTTTTTCATCTAATCCACTCCTGGACAATCATCCTTGAATAATAGCCGTTGGTACGGCCACATAATTGGCACATCGGCTTAGATGCCATGCATTTGATAACTACATTGTAACATCTTTGACACTGGTATTGTTTCCATTGTTGAATCATTTTTTACGCCCCCTTGCATCTAAACTAGCGGGTGTTTCTAAATCGATATTATCGATGTCTAACATAACGCAATAATAAAATCCAATACAATTACAATCTGCCCACCAACACGAAAAATTTTCCCACTTTATTTTCAAACAGTGACCTAATTTATAATCGTGAATTATTTTTACTTGTTCCATTTCTTCAAAGTGATCGGTAATATACATTTTTTCTGTTTCATCATAATCTTGATAAGAAATTTCTAACTTCTTTGCGCATTTGTCATTTAGTTCTTGCCACTCTAATATTGCTTTATGCCAGTGATACGCGTAACCTTTTGATTTATTCTTGCGGAACATGAAACCACCCTTTATCATCATCTTTTGCTAATTTGTCTATCTTTTCAATCGCGTTTCCTAGTAACCATCGAATAATTTGTATCTCTTCATTTTGCGATGGATCTCCACTCCAGTCACAATAAAATTGATACAACCAATTTTTTGTCTTTACTAGATTATTTCCGGCTTTTTCCCATTCTTTTGCATCAGGCATGGCAATCCTACGGAGTTTTACTATATTAATTAGATTAATAAAAATATTATTGAGGTCGCAAAACACATGACTTAGCATGATTTTCAATCATTTTACCGTCATTTTGACATGCCCGTATAGCGAGGAAGAACATAAGTAGAATAATAAACCTCTTCCTTTTATGATAGGGTATGGCTAAAGGTAGAAATGACATAATTTTAAGAAACAGAATGCAATTTACGTTTACTGGTGACGATATACCAACATTATACGGTAGAGTTGATTTATCAGATTATGTTTCAATTCCTAAATCTGAAGGATTGAAAATAAAAGAGATCAGATTTCAAGTAAGAGATCCTACTCTCGCAAATGTTGGTTCATTTAATCAACTACTTCTAAACCCCGGTGCGACTACTACAGCGGCAGGTGCAGCATTCCTTAAGATGTATACAACTACAACAGCATACGAAACAGCGCAAGATGTAGGAATTGGTTCACCTAATGTAATCAATGTAGTTGAACATCAACATTATATTACTCTCGCACAAGAAAGCGCAGTCAATGTCGGTGGTAATCAATTAGTTTCATACTTTGAATATGGAGTCCCTGATTTACATCCTGATGGTTTTCCAGTAGTAACCGATTTACTAATTGGAGTAGCAGCAGAAAATTGTAGCAAATACAACAATGATGTTTTGGAACTAGATATTATGATTGTTGCTGAACCAGTTAAATTGACCAAAGATGATATGGAACTAATGCTAACCCAAGCAACCGACCTTTGAGGTGGTTAAGTGGGTATGGTAAAGGATGTTGTTAAAGACATCGCAACCGGCGTTGTAGTTGGTTTGATTATTGGGGATGAAGAATATCAGTTCCCTATTGATATGGTGGCTATACCAGCGTTTCAAATGCACATGTTACAAGGTACGCCATCAATGCAAGTTTACATCAAGGCAGGTGAAACATTAGTACCAACAGGGGGTAATGTTGCCGATATGACAGAAAATATGTCTGTTGAGCCTGTCAGTAAAGCACCAGAGCCTAAAAAGCGTAAACCATCAAAATGGAATCGTTATGTTAAGCGTAAAGCAAATCATATAAAATTGAAGTCTGGTAAACTAGATTTAAAGAAAATGGCTAAAGAATTTGCTAAAACACAAGTAAAAAAGCAAGTAAAAAAGCAAATTAAAAAGAGGCGAAAGTAATGGCTATACATGAAATAAGAGAATCAATAAACGGCAGTATAACCAATGCTGGTGAAAGAAATGTATTCATGGTAAAAGAAATAAACTTACAACGTGGTAAGAGGCATACAATAAATTCCATAGATGTATTTATTGATAATATGTGGGTTGCCAATGAAAGTGAAGCACCATTGTATGGGGAAGTCGTAATAACATCGCAACCAATGTTTCTAACCGATCAGGATTATAATACTGAATATCTTAACTCTACTCCGCAAGTTGGAGTTGACACAATATTGTATAAAATGCAATTTATAGCCCCTGTTGCTTTAGGCACACCAGCACCAATTACAATACTAC